ACATCTTAAATTTTATAAATTTTAATTTTTTGGATAGTGAAGAAAAATTATTATGGCAAACGAATTTGTAGCAAAAAATGGTTTAATTAGCAATGGTAACATTACTGCAAACGGTAGTATTATCGCAAACAGTTTTTCAGGCAGTCTCTATGGAACAAGTAGTGCAGCCAATAGTAGCTCATATGCTTTAACTGCCTCATATGCAGCCAATGGTGGTGGAGCATCACTTTCCACGGGTTCAACATATCCCATAACGTCAAGCTGGTCAAATAATTCTTTAACGGCTTCATATGTTGAAAATGGGCCAGATGTAAATATTACATCTGATTCCGGTAATATAAATTTCAACGTTTTTCCAACATACAATTCATATACTGCACCTGGTATATCATTAATAACTAATAACGTTGAACGATTTAAAGTTAATGTTAACACCGATGCTTCGGGTGAACATGCGGATATATTTTTCTTGAGTAGTGCAAGTTTTATAGGCCCAGGTTACGAAGGATATATGGGCAATGTTTTCGGTATGCATGTCAAAAACATGAATATTTCCGAAGACAATAGAATGTTTGTGTGGCGTATTAAAGACCCTGCATCTGCGTATAGTGATACTGTTGGTCAAGATTCTGGTTCATATACAGTATTTGAAAATAGACGTGACCCAAATTCTTCCGATATTGGTTATGGAGTATATGCAAACTTTTTAATGTGTGACCAAAATGGTAATGTGGGCCTTGGTAATTTGACCGATGCATCTGATGACCACGGTATATTCCCTCCTGCTAAAGTATCTATTTATGGAAGTGGGCCAACATCTCCATATCCAATATTTAATGTTATTAATTATGTTAGTTCAAATACTTCATATTTTTTAATTAATAATGATGGAAAAATTGGCATAAATAATACTTCTCCATCTTACACGTTAGATATTAACGGTGATTTGGGTAATAGTGCAACCTCTGGGTTTTTAATTAATGGAACGGATAATCATTTTTCTGGATTTAATACATTCGGTGACACTTATCATCATGATTATAATTGGTGTAATGAATTTATACAATCGCCCACTTATGGTAATCCTGGTTTTGTAGCAAAATTTATTTCTTCCGACAATGCCACATCTGGTATGGGTATTATTACCGCTGATAATACAAATGGTTTGTTTTTAGGTGCAGGAAGATTTAATTTGTCAAGTATAGGAGTAAATGATACTTTTGCACAAGTAGGCATTGCTGATGGAAGTGTTAGCAAATTTTGTTTCTTAGATGGTTTTGGAAAAGTAAGCAATCTATTACACATTTCATGTTCTGTTATTTCAGGGTCTGTATTTACTGGAGTGGCTGCAACATCGGTGTCTGCTTCATTTGCGTTTACAGCTTCATTTGTAAGAAATTCAATTAGTGCATCATATGTTACTGGGTCGGTGCATAATTCAACAAATCCTGCATTAAGTGCATCATATGCAGTGTCTGCTTCATTTGCACCAACTAATACAAATATAACGGCCTCTTGGAGCATTAATGCAGTGACTGCTTCTTACATTACTGCGAGCAATGTTGTAGGAAATGTTTCTAGTGCGTCATATGCATTGAGTGCGTCATATGCTCCGGTTAACACTAACATAACCGCATCGTGGGCAGCAAATGCTTTGACTGCATCATACGTTAATCCGTTAAATCAAACTTTTATATTAAGTGGTAGCATGATTACCACGGGTAGTAATACTTTGATTGGGAATACTACATTAACAGGCAGTATAACAATTAGCAGCAGTTTAGGTGTAACAAATCCAACAGTCAAAATTTATGGCGATGTTCAACATAACGGCTATATTCGCTTTGACCCTGTTACTACAAACATTAATAACGCAATTAGCGCAAGTTATATTTATGTTAGTGGGTCTACAAATGATTTATATTTTTCTCAAAATGGTAGCGGATATAGTAATACTACACGTCTTCGCTGGTTGGAAGGAAACCTATATACTGGTATTTTGCATGGTGGTGTAATTTCAAGCGTTCCTAATTCTACAACGTTTACCGTTATGAGTGGTAGTGGTATAATTGTCAATTTAAATGCATTTACAGGCAGTAGTCCATTTCCAACGATTAAATATATTACATGGAATACCCAAACTTACCCAATTACATATAGTGGAAGTGCTAAAATAACATATGTTGGTGTAGATAATACTGGGACTGTTATACAACAAACCTCCGCTTGGGGTTCCGTAGATACTAATCAATGGGATAATCAAATATATTTGGGTGTTGTTTTACATTTAAGTGGAAGTGTAAGCACAGGCACATATAACAGTCCGCAAATTAGTTATGGAAATTTTCAACAAACCGACGATTTTTTAAGAGCATTTGGGCCATTAAAAATCAGCGGTCATACATTATTAGCAAGTGGTAGTGGAACAACATTAAGTGTAACAAAAACTGGGGGCGTTTCTTATAAGATTGGTGGTAACTATGTTGTAAATCCAAACCATCCTAGCACTATTGTAGAAAATTCAATCACTTCAAGTAAAATTTACAGATATTATTTAAGCGGAAGTGTTCCAATTATTGATACGGGTGTTGGAAATGCAGGATATACAAATATTGATAATACACAATACGTAAATACTGCCACAGGACAATTGGCTGGTGTGACTGGTGGACAATATACATTACAACGAGTTTTTTGGGTTCCAAATAGTCCAACCAATGCTTTTATCGTATATTATGGAAATGCAAAATACAACAGCTTAATTGATGCTGTTAATGCAATACAAACTGAACCATTTTCTGAAGCACCTAATACCGCATTAAATGCTATACTTGTGGCATATATTGCGATTAACGGTGGGTCGGGGGTATCTTTAAATAACACATCTCAAGCAAACATAATTCAAGCTGGGTTGTTTAGAAATGTTGGCGGTCAAGGTGGGGGCAGCACGACAGTATCCACTGCATTATCTGCATTAAGTGATGTAGCATTATCTAATTTGACCAAAGGAGATTTGTTGGTGTATGGGTCAACTGGCGGAAGTCAATGGAATAACACTAAAATTTTAAGCGGTAGTTATGGTCTATCTGGTAGTTTGGTTACTGACAGTGGAACCTCGATTGGTAATGGTATAATTACTACAACTATAAGCGCAAGCTCAATTACCGCAAGTATTTTCAGCGGTAGTTTCAGCGGTAGTCATTACGGAACAAGTAGTTTTTCTATTACGGCAAGTTATGCGTTAACCTCGTCATATGGAATAACTAGCTCATATAGTTTAAGCAGTTCATATGCACTCAATTCCGTTTCTGCAAGTTATTATCAATTACCATCACAAATAAGTGTGACTGGTATATCAGGGTCGTTTACTGGTTCTCATATTGGTAATACAGTGGGAACTGCATCTTGGGCAACCAATGCCATAACAGCTTCATATATTACATCGAGTAATATAATTGGTATTGTAACAAGTGCAAGTTTTGCTACGTCAGCATCTTGGTCGCCAGTTCAAATAAGCGGTTCGTGGGCATCAAGTTCGTTTAGTTCCAGCTATGCATTAAGTGCATCAAATTCATTAACGGCATCATATATAACCGCAAGTAGAGTTGTTGGAACAATTATTAGTGCCTCATATGCATTAACTGCAAGTTATGCTGCTTCGGCAAATGCTACTTTAACAACGGGCGCATCATATAACATAACATCAAGTTGGGCGACAAGTTCATTGACTGCTAGTTACCTAACACCATCCAACAGTTACACTGTAACAAATTTTTCCGCAAGCGGTGTTATTGATAGTAAAGGAATACATAATTACGGTCAATGTATTTTAGACAATATAACTGGACTTGGTAGCAACGTATTTCAATTGAAAATGTCAGGTGGAAATGGTGTATGTGATTTTCACACGATTGATGGTGGTAGTTGCCAAATTCAATTTACTGATGATACTGACGGTAATTCTTGGACAGTGGGAATGAATCCGGGTTATTATAGTGACCAGAGATTCGTATTTCGTCAAAGCCAAATGGGTGATGCAATTATTATTGGTAGAGATATGAAGGTTGGTATTCAAACTCTTGGATTGCCAAATTATGAATTGGATGTAAATGGGTCATTAAACATTGAAAGTGCTAATATATATTGTGGGTCTGGTAATGATACATTGACTATAAATACCGCAGATGGAAGAATTTTGTTTGGCGGATTTGGCACAGTGTCTACTATTGACAGTAATACTGGTGTCCCTCTTGCGTTAAATAGTAATAATACTCAAAATGTTGGTATTAGGATTGCATCACCAGCTTATGCATTAGATGTTGACGGTGATATTAATTTTACTGGTGTATTTAGATACAATGGAAATCCATACACTGCATCAAATGCATTAACTGCGTCTTACTTAATTGGCACAATACCAAGTGCTTCATATGCATTAAGTGCATCATTTACTACCACCGCATCATATGTAAAAAATGCGATAACTGCTTCTTATGTCACATCAAGTAATATTATAGGAATTGTTACTTCTGCTTCATATGCATTAAGTGCTTCATGGAGTCCTGTTCCAGTAAGTTCAAGTTATTCAATTACAAGTTCATTTGCGACGACTTCAAGTTATTATGGTGGTAATATTTTAAACGTTCAACTACCACCACAAATAAATGTGACTGGCGTAAGCGCATCATTCACTGGCTCACACATTGGTAATACTATCGGGACAGCATCGTGGGCAAATAACGCATTAACTGCTTCTTACATTACATCATCTGCTATCAATGGAGTAATTGCGAACGCCGTGTCGTCAAGTTATTTCAGTGGGTCGAGTATTACATCAAGTAATATATATTTTACTGGTAATATTTATAAAAACAATGCACCTTTAGTAATTGCTGGATTAGTTTTAAGTAGCAGTTTTATAGGAAGTCCATTTTATTACAGTGCAAGTATATCGGGGATGCTTGACACAAATTATGCAATTTCCGTGACGGGCGTGGATTCTCGTGCATGGAGTTATAGTGCAAAAACCACATCTGGCTTTGTTATAAATTCAAACAGTTCACAGCCGTTGACTGGTGAAGTTAGTTGGCAGGTAATACATATTTAATTATTATGAGTATATTTTATACAGATACGGGCAGTGCATCAATATTTACGATAACGGGACTATTGAGTGCAAGTGTTATATCGGCGTCAAATTTTTCTGGAACTGTGTCAACATCAGTTAGCAGTTCATATGCGTTAAGTGCATCATATGCTCCTAGTTCCCCAAGTATTAGTGCATCGTATGCATTATCAGCGTCTTTTACAACAACTGCAATAACTTCTAGTTATATTACATCGAGTAATATAGTTGGTAATGTGCAAAGTTCTTCATTTTCGATTACAGCATTAACATCGTCATATGCAACAAATTTTACAGCAAGTGGTAATGCATCAATAAATCATGCAGTTATCGAAAATGGATTAATAGCGAAAGGTAATACAGGGACAGTTACCAACCCATCAAATTATGGTCAATCGTTTATCGGTAATGTATCAAGTCCGTCTGGTTGGAATGGGTCAGGTTTTGCATTATACAATTCGACTGCTGGAAGTAATATATTATCATTGGTTGCAAATAATGACATTTTATATTTGGGTGAATTTAATGACGGTGCATCTACAAATTTTGCACAATTTTCTGCGGGTAAATTGGATGTTACTGGTGATTTATATTTGAAAGGTGTTCAGATTTTATACACGGATGGATTTAACAATTTAAACGTGGGGGGTTTGTCGGATGGTGGTAGTGAAGGTAAATTAACAATTGGTATAGGTGCTTCTACAATTGGAGCATCAGATGGGGCAATTGCAATCGGGTATAATTCAAGTGTTGGTGGAGGTGCGTCTAATTCTGTTGTTATTGGACAAAATGTTTCTACGACAACAAGCAATGTTATAGTTTTAGGAAATGGACAAAATGTTGGTATTAATAAAGATGCACCAACTTATCCATTGGATGTTACTGGTGACATTAATTTTACTGGCAATTTATACAAAAGCGGAGTTTTGTTTAACGGAGCTTCTAATAAAGTAACATCATCTGTGGATTTTGGATTTTCTTCAAGTTTTGAAGGTGCTTACGCACTAACAACGGTTAGTGCGTCTTGGGTGACTACTGCATCGGTGATAGATATTAAAGTTACATCAGATAGTTCACATCATTCCGTTGAAGATTCCGTATTAGAAGGGTTAACTTTTTCAGTTGGAAACATAATAAATGGCAGTTCGTTTGATATATATTCTTATGCAATAAATGGAACATGGGGCATATATAATGTAACGGCTGTAGAATTGTAAATAATATAAAAATAATATGAGTATAATAATTAAAGGTGGTGCAAGTTCAAATCTTGCAAATGTTAATGCGTCAAATCAGTTAATGGTTGTGACCGAAGTTAGTGCATCGCAAAATCCTAAAAATGTGGGAGCGATAAAAATATTTTCTGAAAATGATAACGGAACAGTAAACGGCACACCATACTTATTGTCCCCTGAGACGGACGACGATTATAGGTTTCGTGTTGCACATGAGCATTTGTTAGACAATGAAACTTTCAATTACACCGCACAAAATACTGGTAAGCATACTTATTCAACGTCCACATTAACTGCTACATGGACAACCGCAGGTCTTACAACGAACGGTGGGTCAGTTACAACTACAGGAACAGGTTTAACTTTTGGTTCTTATGCAGAATTCCCATTATTGGGAGCATCTCATCTTTATGCAGAATTTGAAGGTGGGTTCTCTGCATTACCTGTTACAAATTGTATTGTTGATTTTGGTATGTTCAGACGTGGTGCGGCAACCGCATATGCGCCAACGGACGGTATGTATTTTCGTTTAACGAGTGCTGGGCTACAAGGTGTTATCAACTATAACGGTGCTGAAACTACTACTGCGGTTTTCAATTTCACATACATTATAAATAGAAAATATCAATTTATCATATCTGCGACGGAACGTGATGTGGAGTTTTGGATTGATGGGATATTATACGGAGATATTACCACGCCTGCTGGTAACGGACAACCTTGTATGTCAACGACGCTCCCTGTCAGCGTTAGACATGCTCACACGGGAACAACAAGTGCAGTTTTACAGTTTGTATTAAATGATTACACTATATCAATTGGTGGCACAAATATTCCTAAAACTTTAGGTGAAATTGGAAATGCAACATTTGGTTCATATCAAGGTCTTTCTGGCGGAACAATGGGGTCATTAACAGTATATACAAACAACACAAATGCAACTGCCGCTGCGCCATCAAATACTGCATTGACGGCCAACTTACCATCGGGATTAGGTGGACAAGCTTGGGAAACATTTACAACTGGGTTAGCTGCCAACACAGATGGTATATTAATGTCATATCAGGTTCCAGCAGGGACTGTTTCAGTTCAAGGTAGAAGGTTAAAGGTGACTGGCGTTAAAATGACTGCTTTTGTTCAAACGGCTTTGACAGGTGGCGGATTTAATAGCACGTTTGCATTGGCTTTTGGTCATACCGCAGTTTCTTTGGCTACCGCTGAAGCAGCAACTGCTAAAGCTCGTCGTATTGTTTTATTACCAGAATTAACACAAACTGTGGCATCTGGTGCTACAGCATTAACTTTGGTTTCACAATTTCAATCATTTAGCAATTTTGACCAACCGATATATGTAAATCCGGGCGAATTTATTGCGTTTACGGTGAAGCACATTGGAACGGTGGCATCTGCTGGAACAATTGCTTACAATATTCAATATGTTTATTCATGGGAATAAAATATAATAAAAATATCTTGAATAATACCACTATATATTGAATATGAATAAACAGTTATCAGAATATACCGATATTGAATTAAAAGCGATTGCATATGATGAATTGCAAAAACTTCAAATTGCACAAAATAATATAAAAATAATCAATGATGAATTGGCTAAACGAATTCAAGCAGTGAAAGCAGAATCCATTAGAGGTTAATTATGTCAGACACAGTTAAATTGACTCAAGAAGAATTGGATGAATTGAAAGCAATTCAATCAATTTATCAAGAAAAGACATATTCTTTTGGACAATTGTATATTGACAAATTAAATTTGTCTGAAAAACTAAAAGAAATAGATTCAATTGAAGCTACTTTAAAACAAGATTTAATTGAAGCTCAAAAAAAAGAACAAAACTGGATGGATAAAATTAGCAGTAAATATGGAGATGGTAATTTGTCATTAAAAGACGGAACATTTACACCTGTAAAAAAATAAGTAAGTAGTTATAAAAATCATGAAAACGCAGAATTTATTTTCTGCGTTTTTTTATTTGTGTTTTTCATTTTGATATTTATTATAAAATGAAAAATGAAAATGTCATTTTTGTAGAATATGATGATAATAATATTTATCATGTAAAAAATGCACCTGATTATGGGAATCCTAATGGGAAACTGAAATGGTCGGAAAATTCCACCAATCCATCACTCCGATGCTACTTTCCATTAGAACTGAAATATAAAAACCATAATATAGTAACTATTAAATAATATGTAGTATATTATTAAGTTATAATGATTATAAGATACTAAGTTATGATGTAAACTTAATACTTAGTATTATACTTTCTATATTACTAAAAGTCAAGTTTTTATATTATTTTCTGATATTTATATTGGAAATGATTAAACTAAGAACTATTTTGAATGAGGTTTTTGATACCAACCTTCTTGAGAAAGAAACCCCTACGCACATGATATTTTGTGATTTAGATGGTGTTTTGGTTGATTTGGACAAAGGTGTTAAGCAATTGACAGGTGGACTTGGATATGGTGATTATGCTAAAACTAAAGGCCATGATGCAATGTGGGCATTAATAAATCAAGGTGGTAGTATATGGTGGGCAACTTTGCCGTGGACACCTAATGGAAAAAAACTTTGGAATTTTATAAAAACATACAAGCCAACAATTTTATCTGCTGGCAGTAAAAGAAACAGTGGTGATATTGCGATAAAAGGTAAAAAAGAATGGTGTTTTAAAAATTTAGGTTCTACGACTGACGTTATTGTTACGGACAGTGCTAGTGGTAAACAGGCTTATGCTAAACCAAATTACATTTTAATTGATGATTTTGACCGTAATATAGAGGAATGGAAAGCGGCGGGTGGAATTGGAATTTTACATAAAGATGTAGACCAAACAATTCATGAATTGAATCAAATTTTAAAAAAATGAGAATATATAACTCAGTATTAAATCCTGATATATGGTCTGATGAGAATAGGATAAAACCTGACATTAGAATCAAGCTATTACAAATTGGACAAGATTTTTATAAAAACGCCAATTTAACAGTTCCTATTTCAGATATTTTATTGATTGGTAGCAATGCTAATTTTAACTGGACTCCTACAAGTGATTTAGATGTTCATATTGTAATTGATTTCAAAAAACTTGAAATGTCCAATGAATCCGCCAAAGAGTTCACCAACTTATTAAAATTCAGATGGAATTTGGAGCATGACATTCATATCAAGTCATATAATGTCGAGGTTTATATTCAAGATGTATCATCTAAAAATTCGGCCACAGGAGTCTATAGTTTACTAAATGATAAATGGTTAATGAAACCAGTGCAACAGAACATAGTTTTAGACAAGGAGTTAATTAAGTCGAAATATCAGGATAGTGTTAAAAAGATAAAAACTGCAATTCAAGAACAGAATCTTGAAAGAATGAAGACTATCTTAAAGGATTTTTATGATTTTAGACAAGCAGGTTTGGATAGAGCAGGTGAATTTTCTACCGAGAATGTAGTGTTTAAATTATTGAGAAACAAAGGTCATTTGGATGCATTAAGGGATGCAACTAATAAATTGTATGATAAACAAACGTCAATAAATTAAAAAAATTGTATTATTTTTAATCTTTGTTATATTTATTGATATAGACTAAACAACCTATACTATTATGGCAGACTTATTAAACAGCAACGAGATATTTTATCGTAATTGGGAACCTAAAGTAAAGAATCGCTTCATTCTTTACATGGATGGGATTCCTTCATTTATCATCAAAAAAGTGAAGCGTCCAACCGTCAAGAGCGAAAAGAAGAATCTTGACCACATCAATACCCAAAGATACTACAAGGGAAAAACCACTTGGGACAGTATTACGATGGAATTGTATGACCCAATTGTGCCTGCTGGCTCACAAGCCGTGATGGAATGGGTTCGTTTGAGCCATGAATCCGTCACAGGTCGTGATGGTTATCAAGATTTCTATAAAAAAGATTTGACTGTAAATGTATTAGGCCCAGTTGGTGATAAGGTTGAAGAATGGACACTCAAGGGTGCGTGGATTGAACAGGCAGACTTTCAAGAAGGTGATTGGTCTGATGGTGGTGACCCGCTTACCATTGCATTAACGGTAAGTGTTGATTATTGTATCTTGCAATACTAATCTAATATTAATATATAAAAACCGCTACTCCTAAAAAGGTAGCGGTTTTTTGTTTGTTTTGATATTTATTAATATGGATAAAAATAACACATTGAAAGATTTTTTCAGAGAAGTATTCACTACTGCATTGAATGAAGAAGGTGCTGATGAATTGCCTGATAAAATGAAGCCCAAAGTTGCACAATTAAAAAAAAGAGGGGCATATGATAAAATCAAAGAAAAGCAAGAAATTTATAAAGGATTGCAACAAACATTGAAAACAAAAGCAGATGCGTTGAGAATTACTTTAAGAGATAAAAATTTAGAGAATAGAAATGAAGTAATTAAAAAAATGAAAGCGGACATTGAATTATCAAAACAAGCGGTGGATAATGCGAAACAAAATATAAATGCGGCAAAATTGGAATACAATGCTATAAAATAAGTGTAAAATAAAATAATTAAAAAACTGGTCTATTCGATATGTATTAATGAATAGACCAGTTTTTATTTTAATGTTATGAGTGAAGAAACAATTGCAATTACCAGAAATCATCTACCAGTTCAACCTATGGAACAAAAATCTGAACAACCGAAATACCCATCAGAATCAATTGAATTACCAAGTAAGGGATATTTCTATTCAACAAAATCCCCACTTAGTAGCGGAAAAGTCGATTTGAAAATGATGACCGCTAAAGAAGAAGATATTCTCACTAATGAAAATTTAATCAAACGTGGCGATGTATTGAATAGACTTCTTGAATCATTGATTATTAATAAGGATATAGATTCCGATGATTTGTTGATTGGTGATAAAAATGCACTATTTGTATCAGCTAGACGTTTAGCATATGGTGACAATTATGGCCCCGTGAAAATTACATGCAGGAATTGTAGAGAAGATTCTGAAGTATCAATTGATTTGTCTGAAATAAAAGAGAAGTCAGTGGATTTGTCATCGGTTCAAAAAGGACAAAATGTTTTTACTATAACCTTACCTTTTAGTAAAAGAACAATTCAGTATAAACTTCCTACGTCAAAAGACGAAAAAGCTATTGAAGATGAAATTAAGGCATTGACTAAAATCAATAAAGCTGCAAGTGCCGAAGTAACTACAAGACTTAAATTTTTGATTGTATCCGTAGACGGTTCATCTGATAAATTGACCATCAGAAAATTCGTTGACGAAGAATTGCTATCAAGAGATAGCATTACATTGCGAGCAGAAATCAAGAAAAACTCACCGGATTTGGATATGAGTTTCAATTTCACATGCGAACATTGTAATAATTCGGAAAGGATGGATGTGCCAATGACGGCCCAGTTTTTTTGGCCTAACTCCTGAATATAAGCTTTATCTCCATAAGCAGATATTCGAATTAGCATATTATTCAAATGGGGGATTTAATCAGGAAATTATTTATAATCTCCCCATTTATCTTCGTAATTTCTATTATAATTGTTTAGCAGACGTTAAACGAGTAGAAAACAGTCGAGAGTCAGAGCAACCTGATAAAAATGTGATTGCAACCCCACCGAAAGTCAAATAATTCTATATTTATATTGTATAGATTATGGCAGATATTTCATTAGATACAGCACAGAAAGCTTTACAGTTGTATGAACAACGTCGTAAAGAGCAAGAAGCTACCCTCGAATCTATCGAGAAGGAACGCAATCTTATGGCCGAGGTTGCAAAACAAGCCAAATTGACGAATATTGAATACGATAGAACTACCAAATCTTTTGGTAAGAATATTGAAAAATTAAGCACTATTGAACGTCTTGAGGCAAAAATAGGAAATCATCAATTAAAAATACATGCCATTGAATCTGAATTACACGATGGTTTGGAATTGCGTGGAAAATTAACCGAAAGCATTGAAAAGGGATTAATTGCCGCAGAAGAACGTAGAAAAGAACTCAAGCGTGAAAAAATTGCATTAGAAAAATCTTTATTAGAAGTCATGTATGATGAAACAACTAATGAAGAAGAAAAAATTGAAATTTATGACAGTATCCAGAAAAAGTTGAAAAACATTCAAGAAACTAGAGATTCAATTACGAAACAATTAAAAGACGAAAAGCAGACGTTAATAAAACATGATGCTACGTTGGCAGGTTTAAATGATAAGTTAAATTCTGAAGTTGGTATTAGAAATAAGTTAAAAGCTTCGCTGGAACACCAACATAAATTAACGGGATTAACCGATAAAATTTTAAGTGCCTTACCTGGAAGAGTCGGTGCATTTATCAAAGGATTGAATGCAGTTGATATTGCATTATTGTCTATAATTGGATTAATTGGAAAAGGGGTATCAAATTTTTTACATTTTGATAAATCCGCAACACAACTTCGTAAAGAATTAGGCTTGATTCGTGGAGAGGCAGATGGTCTTGAAAAGAACATCATGGAAATCACGAAGGAGTCTGCTGACATGGGTGTTAAATTTGAGGATGTTGCACATACCACTAAAGCGTTAAGCGTGGCATTTACTTCTTTGGTCGCCAAAGATAAAGAGCTTGTTAGAAACACAACTTTACTAGCAACTCAATTGGGAATTTCAGCCGAGGAATCTGCTGGCTTTTTGAGAACTATGGGTGGCATATCTAGGACAACCGCAAGCTCTAACACTAGCATGATTGGGTATGCAAAAGCGATGTCTAATGCAGCAGGTGTTCCTTTAGCAAACGTAATGCATGACGTTGCAACTGCAAGTGACGAAGCGAGAATTTACACAAAAGGAACTGCTCAAGAATTAATTAAAGCTGTTGTAGAAGCTAGATTATTAGGAACAACTTTAGATAGAATGGCAGCAACATCTCGTATGTTGCTAGATTTTCAATCCAGTATTGAAAATGAACTTGAGGCAAGTGTAATGTTGGGCAAAAATCTCAATTTCCAACGTGCAAGGGAGTTGGCATTTCATAAAGACATTATCGGAGCAAATAAAGAAATTCTTAAAATATCTAAGCAAGTTGATTTTTCGAACATGAATCCAATGCAAATGGAAGCATTTGCTAAAGCCGCAGGAAAATCTGTAGCCGAATTACAGGACATGATTCAAGCGGATAAGAATATTGAATGGATTCAAAAAAATGGAACAAAAGAACAAAGAGAGCAATTGTCTAATTTGCAGCGTTTAAAAAATCTCCGTGAATCTGAAGCTAAAGACGTGGGTAAAATTGCAATTGCTGAATTGCAAAGACAGTCAAACCAAGAAAAGATAGCAGCGGTTCAAGATAAATTTAACAAATTAATTTTGGAGCTAACTGGGCCAGTAATGGAAATTACCGATGTATTATTAACCGCCGCATCATACACATTACCATTTTTATTAAAAGGTGTATTACCAATTATAGGGGCTTTCAAAATGTTATCCAGATTTGCTGGCGATTTGACACCTAAATTAATACCTTTCATTTCTAAGTTTTCCTCTGTTGGTGGATTTTTTGGAAATTTAATATTAAAAGCTGGAGAATTTTTCAAATCTATAGGAACAATTTTTAAATTTGCTAAACTAGGATTAAAAGGTGTTCCATTATTAGGTGAAGTGATTATAGCATTTGAAGCTGTAATTTCATTGACTAAAGTTTTTAAGAAACTCATACCTGATATGTTTAATGATTTTAAAGAGGGTAATTGGGGCAAAGCATTATTAAAAGGACTAGGTTCATCATTATTACTTGGCCCTAAATTGGTGTATGATATTTTAATCAAACCAATATTTGAATTATTAAGTATGATGTTTCCTAATATAGCCACAGGGATTGTGAATGGAATCAAGTCGGTTGGTAAAAGCATATCGGATAGCTTAACTGGCCCGTTTAAAGATGCGTGGGATTGGATTTCTGAATTTTTTGTAGGACACTCACCTTCTAAATTAGGACTTGGTATTTTAAATGGTATTGTATCAATTGGAGGTATGTTGTTAAATGCTATAACGGCTCCGTTCACAAGTGCATTTAATTTTGTAAGCGGAATGTTTGGTGGGCCAAAGGTTCCAAAGCCAAGTGATATGATTGGTGGATTGGTAAATAAAGGAAATACCGATTTACCGATAACTGCAACAAAAAAAGAAGCAGTAGACACTAATAAAGTGGTTGTTGATAAACTTGATGAATTGATTGGATTAATGAAATCTGGTGGAATAGCTGTAAACATTGATGGTAATAGAATAAGTTATTTTTTAACTAAGAACACGATGGAACGTGGTGGATTAGGCGCAACATCTTAATATTTATAAAATATGGCAAATCAAAATAACATAGCTGGCACAATTTCAACCACGAATAGTCAAATATTAGCAAGTGGATTGAATTTACCATCTAGTTTCAATAATTCTCGTTCAGCGGGGGAAATTGAGCAATTGTATGTGTATAAGAACAATGCAGCGAAATTAACCAACAAGTATAAGTCTTCAAGTAACGGTTCCTATAAAATGGGAGAGACACAAAGTAATTTCAGATGGGCAATTAATGATATTAAATTAATCTCCAATTGGCAATTTAAATCCGCAGGTATTCAATTTGCAATCAAGCAAACTCTATTACAAGGCTTAAACCCATTTAACGAAACTAAACTTTACAATCCATTAATGCCAATTTTGGGTTCAACAAGTCATGCTACGCTTGGGGTTATTCAAGGCCCAATTAGATTTATTGAACCGAATTTAGGTGGTGTATTGGGGTCACTTGGTTTAACAGGAGTCTCCAATTTATTTGGAACAAATACAACTCCAACACCACCGAAAGGGACAGTTGGTGCAAGCGCATTGGCAAAAAATTCCACAGATGGTGGTAAGGGGTTAAGTAGAGGAAAATCAGCAACAAACGCATATAAAACATTTCAAACCAAATGGCCTGCAAATTCTTCAACGGGTGGAAGTTTTTTAGGTAATGCGTTGGCTGCGACAAAAGGATTTTTTCAAGCAAATACAGCAGTTGGAACATTTTTCCCCGTTAATCAGCCGGATGGTTCAACGTATAAGGCAGCAGATACTAAAATCTACGGAACCATGTTAAACAATACTAGCAATATGTTGTTTAAAAGCGGTAAAAAGGTTGGTAGAACATATGAAGAAGTTGGTGAATACGTTCAAAACTACACAGCAGGCAGGGGAATTGGTGGGACAAATGATAATTACAGTTCCTATGTGTATTATTACACTTCAACAAATGGAGCGTATAGTATTCTTGTTAATAAATTATTACCCGCATATACATCCGGTAGTAATGGAACATATCCATCAAACAATAACAATTTAAATGATAAATCAGTAAAAGATACAATAGCCCAGTTAAATACACTATTAAAGGGATTATCATCTGATTATTCAGTCTCTCCAGCAAATTATATTGCTACAAACTATAAAGATTTAGTTGGTATAAAATCCGCAGAAGATGGAATTTCAAGAACTTCTCCTGAAAATTATAATAATTCAGGTAAAGTTGTCTCTTATTCAAAGTCAATGAAAAACAATAGGAATCTATTGAGTAAAAAAGGTATTGACACTGGGGAAGCAGATTCAATAAATTTAAAGGGGATTATTTCTGGTAGTTCTGATTATTTTGGTGAAAAGAGTATGTATCCTTCTTTGGGATATGATGATGTTTATAGCCCATATGCAGATGACATTATTGCATTTTATTTTCATGATATTGTTAATGACAAATACATTCCTTTCAGAGCAACCGTTAAAGGTATTCAAGAAAGTTTATCTGCGGAATGGACGGACATTAAATATATGAACAGGGCCGATAAGATATACAATTACAGCGGGTTTACAAGAACTCTCAATTTTAATTTTGTTGTTGCTGTAACATCAATTAAAGAATTGTTACCTGTATGGAAAAGAATTAATTATTTTTGTGGACTTGTAAAACCTGCTAATTACACAGACGGAACAATTTACTCAAGATTCATAATACCTCCTTTAGTAGATTTTACTATTGGTGACATGTATAAACATCAACCTGCCGTAATAACTCAAATTGGTATTAGTGTTCCAGAAGATGCAACATGGGAAGTTTTATCGGAAACTTATTCGCAAATTACAAAGGAAGATTGGTCATATTTAAATGGTAGAATTAAGTTTTTGAAATCAAAAGACAAATATGCCCAGTTTCCAAATCAATGTGAAATAAATGTAAATATGAATTTGTTGGAAAAGGAATTGCCAAGAGTAGGTGGAGCAAATTATGGCGATTATTACATGGATAAAAACTTTAACGCAGTAGGAACGTCCGGTAAAAATTCTTTCTCAAATGCTATTTATACTGGACAAGTGGCAAAGAATTTAACACCAGAACAATCTAACGATTTAAAAGACTTTGGTGTATTTAATAGATAAGTATGAATAGATACAATTACACAACATCTGGCGATAGATGGGATGGCAAGCAAGTTTATAAAACATTGACCATGCCAAATATTCCGTTGGCGGCAGATGACATCTATATAATAAGTCAAGAAGGAATGTATTTAGACCAACTGGCTTATACATATTATAAAGACCCGTCTTTGTGGTTTATTATAGCGTTAGCTAACAATTTAGGTAAAGGTAGATTAAGTGTTCCAATTGGAATTCAGCTAAGAATTCCAAGTAATCCATTTGATATAATTAACAAATTTAAGACATTGAACGGTTAATAAGTTATGACAGATATTGCACCATTAGACAATAGACCGTGGGTTCCACGTCCATTTCCGAGCTGGTTAATTAGGGAATTGGCTAGACGAAAAGATGATATTGGAATGCAGTATATTTCTGGTCAAAATGCCACATGGGACGAAAAAGGTTCATGGAATAAATACAAGGGGCCAATGACACCTTGGGTCAGGGTATGTTCTAATGGAAACGGACAAAGTAAATTTTTATCTAAATATAAAAGCGGTGCAAAAAACTTAAATGGGCCAAGAGAAGGATTTGTTTTATATGGTGGTAATGGATTTAAAGACACTTATGGAATAAAAGACAATCAAACAATTTTAGGTTATGATGTTTATGGTCAACCACATATAGTTCCAATGGACTATGCTGGATTAAATAATTATACAATAAACAATTCTATATTGGGTAAAAATAATAATAGACCAGTTCAATCATATCTTCCTTCACCAGGTATAGATTCTATTGAAGCAATAATTCAAAAACAGTTTTTAAGGTCGGTTACTATTAAATGGCATTGTTATGGATTTGCTCAATTAGAATATATGACTCCATATTTTTTAACACCTGCTATTAGTATGGTTGTTGAGTTTGGATGGAATCATTATAATCAAGATTCTTTGTTGGACTTAACAAATTCACCACATGTCTATAAAGTGTTGGAAGCGGGTTCATCAAAAGAAATTCCATATGAATATGTATCTGATAGTGGAAAATCAACCACTAATTTGACATTAAAAGAATTGTGGAATGACGGTTCTCCTTTATATGATTGCAATGTTAGAATTTCTAGGGGGATGTATGATGCATCGTTTGGATTAATTAAGAGTTTTGAATTTTCATCAACTGATGGAGTTAAGTATGATTGCATAACAACAATTGGTTCCAAAAATACCACATGGGGAGGAATAAATTTCAGCAATTCTACTGTAAAATCTGAAAGCAATACTCAAGGAAATAATGAAAAGAATAAGTCCATGACTTTTCCTAAATTTGTTGAGCAGCGTTTGAAAAAGATTAAGAACTGTGTTGATAAAAATTTAAATTTCATGCAACCGTTGGATGACTCTGAAAAAAATCTTGAAATTTTAAAAGGTGTAAATCCAAATGATTTTTACGATGGAAAAGCTGAAAATAGAATATTTTTTGGTCGTGGTGGAACAAATTATTTTGGCTCGAATAATCCACCAGGGGCATCAGATTGGGATAAATCCGATACTGACACAATTTGGGTAAAGATGGATTTTTTAATTGAATTGATGAATTTCTTCAATACACGAGCAAGTAACATGAAGGATTTCGACAATTCAACATTTCAATTTTATAAATTGGATACAAGTGGAAAAACTGTATTGGGCGCACATCCAAATTTAATATCGGGCGACGGCGCAGTTATATTGATACCAAATGCATATGCTCCTAAATACAACAATGGAACATATTATGTTCATATTGGAGAATCCGATGCAGCCATTGTTGGTGAATATGATAATCAAGCTTTAACATCTGAACCAAATAAAGAAATATTTTTTAGTGGTTATAAAACCCATAAAGATTTTGCACATGCATCATCCTCTATGGCAATTGCGAATAGGGAATTATACAAAACATTTAGGACGGGTATATACGGTGATGGTAAGACTGATATTGGTGCAGCAAGAGACGATTTAAACTCCATAATAAATTTCTTTGTTTACAATCAAGTATCAACAACCACAGCACAATTAAAGAAAGTGGCACATAGCGATAATAGGTCACACTCATTCCCACAGTATATTGATGACCCACTAACAAAAAAGAAAGCAGGATATTATGGGTATCTTGAAGATTTATACATAAATGCTGATTTGATTATAAGACTCGTAAACGATTCAAAAACTACACAAGAATTTTATGAAAAACTCTTGAGTGAAATAAATCAATCGGTTGATGGTTTTTGGGATTTGAAAATTGTATCCGGCGCACCAAAACATATTGTGGTGGTTGACCAAAAGTTTCTTCCAAATTTAACAAGTGAGCCAATTTATCAATTTGATGCAGCAAGTGCTAAAAATGAAATGAAGAATATTAGCTTCTCATCAACTATATCAAATATACAGGCAAATCAAGTAATTGCGTCAAGCACCAATAATCAAGGCGGCGACGGAGAAGAATCATCCACAGCACCATTAGACTTTATTTATGGGGACAGATTGTTTAAAGACCCACCAAAACAAAAACAAAATTTGGCTATAAATGATGGACTAACTATAAAACAATTACAAACTTATGGCCCAAATCAGCCTGCATACATAATGTCATTTCACGGCGGCAATCCAAAAATAAAGAATATAGTTAATTTGGCATTACCTAATAAGGCATTATTAACATCATTGATGAATGATAATGATAAAATTAATAACACCAATATATATGGTGGGCAACAACCCAATTTTACATTGGAGTTTACTATTCAAGGAATTGCTGGATTAAATACATTTCAATGTTTCAGTGTGAAAAATTTACCAAAACCATACAGCGATGAAGATGTCATATTTCAAATCGTTGATGTATCACATATCATAAATAGTGAGAATTGGGAAACTCGAATTAAAGCTGGAATAAGACCTTTTGGAGCTAATAGAAGTCTTCAAGGCACTCCAAAATATGTAGACGGTAGTGAAAAACAATATCAATAAAACATTGACATTATGGTTTTTATAATGTATGGTTTATATGAATGATTGTCAAAACCGAACAGGATTATAATAATTTCTTGAATGAAAATTCCATTGGACGCTGTATAATGCACGTTATTGGAAACAATGATTCTTTACACGGTGCTGTCAATCGTCCCCTAATTTTATTCATAAAAAATATAGATTCACAAAAAACTTATGTGTTAAATATACAACACTATGACGTTCAATTTTCAATTGATAAATCACGATTGATAAACGACTTGAACAATCTATACTGCATTAAGTTTGTCTTTGATAAGAAGCGTTTTCTTCACATTCTACCTATAGTGAATTTGAAAGATTTGAAATTGATAGATTTTATGGAAAACGGGGTAATAGAAGATGATGATGTTTATCCAAAAAATTACAAATTTTATTACAACCGTTTCAAAAAGTTCAATGATATAAATAACTCAATTCCAATCTCAATCCACACCCAGTATTTCATGAACATATGTGATGACTATGAAGACACTGTAAAAACATTCAAGGAAGACGATGGCTATGTAAATATAAACGACAATATTATTGAAAATTTACAGAAAATTGAAAGTCATGGATTATATGTGAATTCATTAGAATTTGAGTCATATTTTGAAGATAAGGAAATTCGTCCGGTAAACAATTTGGTATTTACAGAATATAATATTTACACTTCAACTGGAAGACCTAGTAATAGATTTGGTGGAATTAACTATGCTGCACTCGATAAAAAAAATGGATGTAGGAATAGTTTTATATCTAGGCACGGAGATGCTGGAATGTTGTTTTTGATTGATTATTCTGCATATCATCCTCATATTGTTGCAAAATTAATCAATTATGAGTTGCCTAGAGAAGCATATGAATATCTAGGAAAATATTACTACAAGAAAGATGAATTGTCACCTACTGAGGTAAAGATGGCAAAAAACTTTACATTTCAATGTATGTATGATGATATTCCAAAAGAATTGCTAGACATTCCATATTTCAAGAAAATGGATGAATATATTAAGCACAGATGGGAGTTTTTTTCTGAAAATTCATATGTTGAAACCCCATTATTTAAGCGTAAAATAACGAATAAACATATTTTAGACCCAAAACCCAGTAAATTGTTTAATTATATTCTACAGGCTAGTGAGACGGAATTTGGTATGAGTGTATTAGCCAACATTAATAAATATTTGGAAAACAAGAAAACCAAGCCTATCATATACACTTACGATAGTTTGTTATATGATGTTCATAAAGATGATGGTAAACAGACATTAGTTGATATAAAAAACATAATGGCAAGTAAGGATTTTCCTATAAAATGCTTTATTGGTCATACATATCAAACGATGGTTCCTGTTATTATTTGATAATTTTGGGGTATTATTTTTATATTTATACAATATGAATAGAGAACTCCTAGAAGGTATATTAAACAAAATTTGTTTGGATGAGAGAGTAGAAGATGGAATAATTTCACTTGAAAATAATTCTCATTTGGATGTATTGCAGGAATATCTTGAGGAAAGTCTATCTTTATCGGACGCTATTGAGATTAGAAATAGAATCGTAGAAGGGAAGTATCCAGAGCGTCAGGCATATAATAAAGATGGTATTTTAGTAACTTTTCCAACACCTGAATACAAACAAGCTGCTATTTCTAGGGGAACACATTTTGAGCAAAATCCTAAAAAAGCTCAAGCTAATATTTTTCAACAACCTGCCACTGGACAACAGCCATCAGCAACGCCTCCACAAGATGGACAAGCATCGCCAACGCCTCCACCTCAAGAACCTCCGACAAAATTACAACCTGCGGATTTATTGCCACAGGCACAACAAACATCACCAGAAACGGCAACCCCACCCGCTTCCGATGAAAAAGACTTGAAAGCCGATGCAGGGGATAAACCGGAAGTAGACCAAAGAACACCTGTTGAGAAAAAAGAAGATGCGGTAGCAATACAACAAATTTTAGCATCGGCCCCTGCATCCATTGATATTGCCACCACATATCCAAAAATGGAAGGGGTTTCATATTCTTTAAAAGAAGCAAAGCAAAATAATTTCTATGAAAAAAATGGAAAATGGTATGATGCTACGGGAGAATACGTTGGTATAAAATGGTTTTGTGAATCAACAAATAAACTTATCATCTCCAAATAATGAAATCACGTCAATTACTTTGCACTTTTAGCAAAGATACTTCATTTAAAGATGACATAAAAAAAATCTCCGAGCTATATTCAGGAACACTGATTAAATTTTTTGTTTTTGAAAATGTTAAAATTAAAAAAGAGATATATGTCACCTATAATGTGACCAGTGTTGCAACGCTGGAAAAATTCCCTGCTACCATAAGCATTCATCGAAAAAAAGAAACCAACACTTTATATACACTGAACGCCATGAACAAAATTATCATGGAAGAAAACGGTGGAATCTTCGATAAGTCGTTTAGTCTGGATTGGAAATTGTATCAGAACACTTTAATTCTAACCAATGATATTGGTGTCAAGATAGTTGATATAAAACTTGTTGACATATTATAATTAATCTTTCTAATATAATAAATTGACGGTTGCATTTTTTTAGTATATTATTCATTCACGTTAATACTTATATGTAGAGCGTGATTATGTGATTACGTTCTCATTTAAACAATTAACAAATTAACTAATTAAACATTATGGCAATTAACCTAGATAAAATTAAATCAAGACTCACTTCATTGAGCAACCAAGACGCTAACAAAAAATTGTTTTGGAAACCCACCCCAGGCAAACAAGTTGTAAGAATTGTTCCTTATAAATTCTGTCCTGACAATCCGTTTATTGAATTAAAGTTCCACTATAATTTAGGCGGTAAAACTTATATTTCTCCTGACTCCTTTGGTCGTCCAGACCCTATCGTAGAGTTTGCAAACAAACTCAAAAAGACTGGCGATAAGGAAGATTGGAAGACGGGTCGTTCATTGGAACCTAAAATGAGAACATATGCCCCTGTTATTGTCCGTGGACAAGAATCGGAAGGCGTTAAGTTTTGGGGATTCGGTAAGCAAGTTTATGAAGAAATTCTTAACATCATAAACGACCCTGATTACGGTGATATTACCGATTTGACCAACGGACGTGATATTACCGTTGAGTTCAAAGAAGCGGCTGAAACTGGAAAGAATTTCCCTGAAACTTCTATCCGTGTTAAGCCAAATGCTTCACCAGCGGTTGACCCTAACAACAAAGAATTGGTAGCTTTACTCGGTAAACAAGCCAACATTGTTGAATTGTATGAGGAAAAAACCTATGCAGACTTGAAGGAAGTATTGAAGAATCATTTGAATCCATCGCAAGATAATTCTAGTGATAGCAATTCTACTGGCCCCGAAGCCCCAAGTGCAGACGGCGAAACCGCTCCAAAGGCAGCAAGTGTCTCTACAGCACCAAGTTCTACAAAGGATATTGAGGCTGCATTCGACAACCTTTTCAACTAATAAACCCTGAAAGGAGTGGTGGTATTATCCACCACTCCTTTCTAGTTAAGTTACTTTATATTATGGCAAAAGAAAAAGCTAAAGGAAAATCTGTCCATGTCACTACCGATGCGACAGCAGATACGGATGGAATCTTATCATCTATTGCAGATGAATTTAATAAGAAAAATAAAGATGGTAGCGCACAGGCAATCTCATTTGACCAAGATGAAGATTTGTCTTTAATACCTGACTGGGTAAGCACAGGGTCTTCTATTCTTGATTTGGCAATTAGTAATAGAGCAAATGCAGGTCTTCCAGTTGGGCGATTTGTTGAACTTACTGGTCTTGAAGGAACAGGTAAGAGTTTGATGGCGGCTCACATTGTTGCAAACACACAAAAAAAAGGTGGAGTTGCATTGATGATTGATACGGAAAACTCTGCCGCACCTGAATTTTGGAGAAGTGTCGGTGTTGATATTTCTAAGAATAAACTTCAATATGTTCAAGCCGAAACAGTCGAAGACATTTTCAACACAATAGAATTCTTCGTAGCCAAAGTTAGACAACAATCTAAAGACATATTATTTACTATTATCGTTGACTCCGTAGCAGCAGCATCAACAAAAGCTGAATTGGAAAGCGAACATGGTAAAACTGGATATGCAACGGATAAGTCTATCATTATCAGTAAGGCGATGAGAAAGATTACTACAATGATGGGTAAACAAAAAGTTCTCATTGTATTTACAAACCAATTGCGTCAAAATCTTAAAGCTATGGCTTTTAGTGACCCGTGGGTTGTATCTGGTGGTAAAGCATTAGCATATCACTGTAGCGTTAGAGTTCGTCTTAACACCACTGGTAAATTGAAAAAAGGTGAAGATGTAATCGGTGTAAACTGTAAGGCCGAAGTCAAGAAAACTCGATTTGGCCCAGGAAATAGAAATGCAAAATTTGCTATTTACTATGATAGCGGTATTGCGGATTATGCAGGTTGGTTAGATGTGTTGAAAACAAAAGGCATATTTAAACAAAGTGGGGCATATTACAGTTACACTCGTGCAAATGGAGAAGAAATGAAGTTTCAATCGAAAGATTATATTTCAATGATGCAAACTGACACCACGTTCCGTGACGAAGTTTATAAGGCCGTTTGTGATGAATGGATTATGTTGTATAAAGAAGCAAACAGTGTTGTTATTGATGACGCTGTTGTAGACGAAGGTGAAGACACCGACGCAGGTTCTAATGACGAAAATGGATAATATTCCAAAAACAAGTAGTAATAGTCACTTGTTCTCGTTATTTGAGAATATGGACAAAGAACACGGTTTCACTGGACTTCAAAAATCCAGTGATTCCGAAGTTCTATTAGTTGATTTTTATAACCTATTTCTTCGCTCATTTATGGCTATTCCAACCATGAATGATAATGGATTACACGTTGGAGGTATTGCTGGATTCTTAAAAACATTAGGAGCAGCCATAAAATTATTGTCTCCATCAAGAGTTATTATAGTAATTGATGGAAAAGGCGGAAGCTTAAAAAGAAGAAAAATTTATCCTGAATATAAAGCGGGTAGAAAAACAAGTATTAGAGTAAATCGCTCATACGAGGAATTAACTTCTGCGGAATTGGAAGAAAAAAATTTAAAGAAACAGTTATTCAGAACAGTTTCATATTTGGATAATTTACCTGTAACGACTATTGCAATTGATAATGTTGAAGCAGATGATGTGATTGCATATTTAGCAGTAAATTATTTTAAAGATAAGAACGTATATATTGCATCATGTGATAAGGATTTCTTACAATTAGTTGATGACCGTGTTAAAGTTTGGAGTCCTAGCAAAAAGAAATTATATGGCTGTGCAGAAATATACAGCGAATATGGTATAGCATGTAAGAATTTCATATATTACAGAGTATTAGAAGGTGATGCAAGTGACAATATTGATGGTGTTAAAGGCGCAGGGCTTAAAACAACATTAAAATGCTTTCCATTCTTGGCCGAAGGAACACAAACGAATTTAAACGAATTGTTTAACTACAGTGAGAACAATAAAGGTAAATATAAACTATATAATACCATCTTAGAAAGTAAACATATTGTGGAAAGAAATTATGCATTAATGCAATTGTCTGACACACAAATACAAAGTTTTAGTCAATTAAGAATTGATGAGATAATGCGCCAGCCTATAAATCGTCTTAATAAAATGCAATTTTTAAGATTAGTAGGTGAAGATAAAATGCGCAATAATTTGGAAAACAGTAATCAGTGGTTAAATGAATGTTTTGGTAAGCTAGATTTCTTCGTCGGCTGCAAATAAAAAACGGACAAAATTTGATTTTCGATGAAACTTAATCATCTACTTTTTAACAAGTTTATCCGTTATCAATATATATTAATCGGTTGACTTAAAATTTAATTTTTTTCGTTTAAATACTCAATTGCATTTTTAAGTATAGTAGTATCTTGAAAAATTCCCAATCCCCTATTACATGAGTGGCAGATATATCCTCTGAATTTTTTTGTATCGTGTGAATGGTCGAGAACGAACGAAGGATTATTTTTGCCACCTCTACCTTTTAATTCAGATTCGTCTTTTTTGCATATTGGACATATGTGATTGGGAGGAATCTCTGGAGAAATTGTTTTTAATTCTTTTCGTTCTTTTTGTAATTTGTTTGCACATGTTTTACATTCCGAACGACGATAGTTCCCGCCAGAAGCATTACTAAAGTCTGTAATTGGTTTATCTAGCTTACATTTACTACAAGTTTTAGTGTCTGTCATTGGCTGAATATCAAACAAGTCGTAAATTTTTGACATATTAGCATATTATACAATACAACATGCTAATATGTCAATTTTTTATAGTTTAATATCCCCAACCTTTAGGTGGAGTAGCGTATTTTTTTGGGAAACTAGGTGGAAATGACACTTTAGTTTCTTTAATTAATGGCACTCCCATTTCAAGAAGGGATTCACGACTTGCATAATATATATCAAACGAAAAAGTCAAATCACCTTTTTCAAAATCAACAGTGGTCACTTTACTTTCTTTTACTTGACCCCAACCTGTTCCCATATCAAGACCTTTAGCAGAAATCTCAGCGGAATAATCAACACAACAATACGTTGCATCGGAGATTCCTCTAGCAGATAAACTGTTGTTTGCACTACGCAACACACTATTACTTGCGCCTGAACTAAATGTCATATTGTTTTGCAAGTAAAAGTTGTGTTTGTCTGTTATACCGCTATCATGTGTAAATGTGGTATCCCAAATAGTAGGACTTGTATATGTATTTTTGGCAGGGTATGTGGAGATGATTTGTCTATATGTGTTATATTTCTCTCCAAATAATCTAACACCTATAACTCCAACATTATTTGCCATTCCCTTATCATTAGTGTAAGATTTTCCTTTTGAAGTGAATTTAAATGCACCGACTTTTTCATCGCTATATCTAAATCCTTTGATTCGCATTGAATCATATCCGTTTATTACATATCCGCTATCTTGTTCCGAGGCGGTTTCACCCGTTAATACATTTAAACCATCAACTGCACTAACTGCAAGAATTCTATGCCATTGATTATTGTTTATTTTAATTTCGTATTCAGACCCTTCTTTGGCTTCAATGAAGATTTTGCCATCGTGGTTGTATTGTTTACATGAATTTCCATTGACGAGAATATCAATGGAATAGTTATTTCCATTACTCATATTTTATCTTTCCTTTATTTTAGTTTTAGTTGAAAAGCTGGCCTACACCAGATTCCATTAATACATATTATCAAAATATCGGAATATGTCAATTTATTTTTCATATAAAAACTTTTTTATATTCCTATAAACAGTATAATGTGGATGTGTATTAAATTATGAGTGAAAAAATTATAGATAATCTTAAAAAGTTCGGGGCAGATTTTCAATGTAAATGTATTTCAGGTCTTTTATCAGACAAAACCTTCATTGAAAGACTTAGTGACATCGTTGACGCATCTTCATTTGAGAATGAAGCCCATCAATGGATTGTAAAGGAAACTGTAAAATACTTCTTGGAGAAGAAAGACTTGCCAACTCTAACAGTATTTAAAGTTAGAATTGAACAAATTGAAAATGAATTATTAAAGAAGTCTGTTATTGACCAATTAAAATTGGTTTATAATAAAATATCTGATAATGATTTAAATTTCGTCAAAGAACAATTCTTGGAATTTTGTAAAAATCAAAAAATTAAAGCGGCTTTATTAGATAGCGTTGAACATTTGAAGATTGGTGATTACGAGCATATTAAAAAGAGTTTCGATGAAGCATTAAAGGCTGGCATGGAACGAAATGTTGGACATGATTACTTAAATGAAGTTGAAAAAAGAATGAGTGTAATGGCTCGTGACGCTGTTAAAACTAATTGGAAGGAAATTGATTTATTGATGGACGGTGGTTTAGCTAGAGGCGAATTGGGGATTATAGTCGCACCAGCGGGTATTGGTAAGAGTTGGTTGTTAGCAAAACTTGGTGCAGAATGTATGAAACAGGGAAAGAACGTATTACATATAACACTTGAATTGAATGAGAATTATGTTGGATTACGTTATGATAGTTGTTTTACAGGTATTGATTTCAAGAACATCAGAAACAATATTGATGTTGTGAAACAAAAAATTGCAGGGGTTCAAGGTAAATTATTCATTAAGTATTTCCCTATTAAAACCATATCCGCAAATTCAATTAAGCTCCATGCAGAACGAATCAAGATGTTGGGGACTCAAATTGATATGATTGTTGTAGATTATGCAGACATATTACGTCCTGCACAATCTGATAGAAATAGCAATAGTTACAGTGAAGCTGGTGGTATATACGAAGAATTACGAGCAGTTGCTGGTGAATTACAAATTCCTATTTGGAGTGCATCGCAGGCAAATAGAAGCGCAGCGGAAGAAGATGTTGTTATGGCACATCATGCCGCAGATTCTTATAGAAAGATTATGACCGCAGATTTCGTCATGTCACTTTCTCGTAAGACTGCTGATAAAGTAAACAATACAGCGAGAATTCATATTATTAAGAATCGTTTCGGAGCAGATGGTATGACTTTCCCATGTAGAATGAACGCTGGCTGTGGAGATATTCAAATCTTTACAGAAGATTCTCGTGAAGGAGCAGCAGTATTAAATGAAATGAGTCAAGAAGAAAACATTGTTAAAAAAGCAATGCATAATAAATATAAAAAATTAATGGAAGACGATGAACCGGATGAAGATGGTAGCATCACTTATAAATTAAAACACTAACATATAGTAAAACAAAAACGAAACAATAAAAAAATATTTTAAAAAATTTTGTGTAATTGAATAATTTATTTGGGTCAGCTAAATAATTATCAATTACCACAAAAGGAAAAATTATGAGTATCATTACAGATAAATTCGCAAATAAATACAAAAACAAACAACCAAAATGGGGCTTTAATGGATTAGGATATATCGTCTATAAGAGAACTTACGCAAGATTAAAAGAAAACGGAGAAACGGAAGAATGGCATGAAACAGTTCAACGTTGTGTAAACGGCGCACAGGAAATTGGTGCATGTTACACACAAGATGAAGCTGAAAGATTGTATGATTTAATTTTTAATTTAAAGTGCAATTTTGCTGGTAGAATGCTATGGCAACTTGGAACTCCCACTGTAAAACGTTGGGGTGCAAACAGTTTATTGAACTGTTGGGCGGTTGCAATGCGAGAACCTAAAGCATTTTTGTTTTTATTTGAAAACTTGATGTTAGGTGGTGGAGTTGGATATAGCATTAGACGTGAAGATGTTCATGAATTACCTAAAATCAAATCAGGTGTCAACATCACACACCAAAACACAAAAGATGCAGACTTCATTGTGCCAGATAGTCGTGAAGGATGGGTGAAATTGTTGGAAAACGTATTAAATGCGTATTATGTTAATGGTAAATCATTTTCATATTCTACTATTTTAGTCCGTGGCGCAGGCGAGCAGATTCACGGATTCGGCGGAAAAGCTAGTGGCCCATCAATTTTAGTTGAAGGTATTAATAAAATCTGTAAAATCTTCACTTCTCGTGAAGGCAGAAAACTTCGCAGTATTGATGTTCTTGACATTTGCAATATTATTGGAAGTGTTGTAGTTGCTGGTAACGTTCGTAGAAGTGCTGAAATCGCATTGGGTGACCCTGATGATATTTTATATCTTCGTGCAAAAAATTGGTCGAACGGCGATGTTCCCAATTGGAGAGCTATGAGTAATAATACAATTTACGCAGATAGCTTTAACCATATTATGAATGAAGTTTGGGAAAATGGTTACAATCTTGATAAAGAATCTGGTTCAGCCAAAGGTGAGCCATACGGATTTTTCAATTTACCATTATCCCAAAAGTTTGGACGTATCAAAGACGGCCCAATTAAGAACAATAAGATGTATCCAACTGATTTGGATAATTGTGAAATGACGAATCCATGTGCAGAAATTAGTTTGAGCAATTACGAATGCTGTAATTTGTGCGAGTTATATCTTAACAACATCGAATCAAAAGATGAATTGATTGAATGTGCTAAATTGCTATATAAGACACAAAAGGCAATCGCCGCACTTCCGTTTATTCATGAAGAAACCAATAAGATTGTTCATAAGAATATGAGATTGGGCTTGGGAGTAACTGGAATTTGTCAATCATTGGAAAAAGTTGATTGGTTAGATGATTGCTATGTTGCACTTCGTAAGTTGGACAAACAATGGAGCAAAGAACGTGGTTGGCCGGAAAGTATAAAACTCACAACAATTAAACCAAGTGGAACATTGAGTCTATTAGGAGGAGCCACACCAGGAGTGCATCCAGCATATAGTAAATATTATTTAAGAACGGTCAGAATGGCTTCTAACGATAAGTTAGTTCAAATCTGTAAAGATTTGGGATACCATACCGAATTTTTATTAAATTTTGACGGCACTGAAAACAGAGATACCGTTGTTGTCTATTTTCCATGTGAAACCCCTGATAATGCTATATTGGCTAAAGATATGGATATTATTAAACAATTGGAAATGGTCAAGAAGTTGCAAGAAATTTGGAGTGATAATGCAGTTAGCGTAACCGCATATTACAAGGAACAAGAATTGCAAATATTGAAAGATTGGTTAAAACACAATTATAAAGACAATATTAAAAGCGTCAGTTTCTTATTACATCAAAATCACGGATTCAAACAAGCACCGTATCAAGAAATTGACAAGGAAGCCTACGATAAAGCCAAATCGAAAGTTAAAGAATTGACTAATATCAAAATCAATGGTGGAGATGTAATTCAAGGATTGGAATGCGAAGGTGGAGCATGTCCAATTAGATAAACTCGTAAAAATACACAAAAAAGCTAGTGAATTTAAACATTCACTAGCTTTTTCATTTTTAATTATATATTTATTTACAAATATATGGGTATAGAAATTTTACAACGTATTCAAGACATTTCGGGTTATGTCGCAGGCACTTTAACTGCAATTGCTACTATTGGAACATTTGGATACAAGTATGGAAAAAAGTGGTATTATCGCCGTAAAGAACATACCAAACGCCAACAAGAAATGGCGGATAAAATTAATATAATATTTAGTGAATTAACACCTAATCACGGAAGCTCTCTGAAAGACAAAGTAAACAATATAGACGAAAAACTTGTAGAAAATACGGTTTTAACAAAAGACAACTCGGCAATGTTGAAAGTAGTCACTGCTCGTCAGCAATGGATTTTAGACATGCAAACATCTCCCATATTTGAAAGTGATTGTAATGGATTATGCACATGGGTAAACGATGCATATATAGATATTATAAAGAGAAGTAAGGAAGAAATCTTGGGACATGGGTGGAAAAATTTTATTCACGAAGATGACAGGGAAAGAGTGGTGAATGAATGGGATAATGCCGTAGCAGAACAAAGAAGTAGCCAATCTAGCTACAGAATTGTTTCAAAAGACGGTAAAATCTACGAAGTTGAATGTTATGCCGTAAAACACAAAGATAATGGTTATACAGGCAATTTAAAGATAAAATAATTGGTTATTTCCCTTTTTTAAATATATTTATACCTATAAGGAATCTCCTATGAAAAAACATGAATTAAAAGCTTTGATTAAAGAATGCTATTTAGAAGTATTGAAAGAAGGTCAATCTCAATTGCCTGCCCCAAAACCCGAATTTCCAGATGAACCAGTTAGTGCCGACAATCCGATGTTGTCTTCTGACGAAATCATCAAGAGACGTTTGGCAGGAGCTAAATTATCCGCAGAAATGATGAAAATTTTAAAAGATATTCACGCTGACCCAAAAACCATTGCAGCAATTGATGCAATTAAAAAGAGAAATTTTGACGTTGAACCAGAAAGATTTCCTGGAGCAAACTAATCAAATATGAACAAATTACAATTGACAAAATTGATTAACGAAGTAATGACTGAAATGGCTGCGGCATCTTTCAAGTCAAAACTCGGTAATTTAATTAATGAATCCATTGAAGAACTCAAGAAGGACTCACAAGATAGTATTTCAGAAGAAATGGAACAAGTCAATAAGATTGTTAAGGAGCATGATAAGGAAGGTGAAACGGTTAAGGGTGATGATGGAAATTACACAATTAATAGTTCATTTCCACATAAGTTTCAAATAGTTCCAAAATGTCAAGGTATTTATGATGTGTTGCATTATAAAGACAACACAGACAGAACAAAAAAATTAAATTTATCATTAGACGAATTAAAAGACTTCATTAAAGAAAAATTTAAATCCAAAGACCTAAATTATACAAAATCCGCATATAATAAATCCGCAGATAACAGCAAAGATAAAGTCGAAAAAACCGATAATCCTACACCATTTAAGTTTACTCAAAAGAAAGTTACCGATTCTAAAAATGACAATAAAGATTATAATGAAAAAGCTGTAACAAAAGAAGATGATTTACCTGATAAACCACTTAAAACCGTTGAAAAATTTAAGAAACAATCTGAAAATCCAGTAAAAGGAACAAAGCCCGATTATACTTATCCAAAACAAAAAGACAAGAAATTAACCATTAAACCAAAAGCATTTAAAGGTAAAGCTCGTAAAAAAGATTAATTGAATTATTCTCATTATTAAAAGGCTGGCATAAAAGCCAGCCTTTTTTATTTCTTGACGTGCAGTAGCTGTTCTGATATACTCGACATGCGAAATATTATGTCTAAACCAAAAATACAAGGCAACGAATCTATAGCAGAGTATCTAAAAACTTGTGATACATTCAAACCGGAAGATTTGATAATGGACACGAAAACTTGGAAATACTTAGTAAGAAGTGTTGTTAGGGGCAAAAACATATTAATGGTAGGCCCGACTGGGTGTGCAAAAACGTTTGCAGCAAAATCCGTGGCGCTTGGAGTGAATGAACTCGATAAATTCTTTTACTTTAATTTAGGTAGCACACAAGATGCTAGAAGCACTTTAATAGGTAATACACAGTTTAAGAAAGAAGAAGGCACGTTATTTAATATTTCAAGTTTTGTAAAAGCAATCAAGACTGAAAATGCTATTATTTTATTGGATGAATTAAGTAGAGCGCATCCAGACGCAGTTAACATCTTAATGACTGTTTTAGACCCTCTACAGCATTATTTAAGATTGGATGAGAAGGAAGATAATGAATTGGTAATGGTTGCTGATGGAGTATCATTTATAGCAACTGCAAACGTTGGTATGGGATATACAACTGCCGCTAAAGTAATGGATAGAGCATTGTTGGATAGGTTTCCCGTTAAGATTGAAATGAATCCTTTGGATGAGAAATCCGAGTATGCATTGATGATTAAAAAATTTGGCATAACCGATGAGTCTATAAAAAATGAATTGGCGAATATTGTAGGAATTGCTGCCCATACTCGTGAACAAATGAGTAAAGAGGATGGTAAATTGTCCAATTTTTTATCAACTAGAAGTGTTGAGGAAATGACCGGATTAATAATTGATGGTTTTACATTAAGTGAAATCGCAGATTGTGCAATATATCCGAATTTTGGAACGGAAGGTGGAGTTGAAAGTGAAAGAACCTATATAAGACAGTTAGTTCAGAAGTATATAAATTGTGAGATAAATTCTACACTTTTTTAACATGTCAAATATAAAGACTCATAGTGATTATTGGTTGGACGATTTAAATCAGTTTGACGGGGATGAATCTGGAAAATTAGATTTAGATATGATTCGTTTGGCCGAAGCACGAAGGGCAATCAGCAATTTTGTAAGAATTTTGACAGGGAAGAATATTCCCGTTTATTTTAATAATAAAGATGCTAATTTAACTGACGGAAAATCTGTTTATCTAAGTTCTGATATTATTAACCGGAGTGATTTTGACCCTGCTGTTGGATTAGCTTTACATGAAGGTAGTCATGTTTTATTAACCGATTTCTCATTACTACTTACATTGTGGGGTAAAACTCCGAAAGATATTTTAGATATAGCATCTTCAAAGAATATTAATTCGTTGACTGTTAAAGATACTGTTCATTTCATCTGGAATGTTATTGAAGATAGATACATAGATAATTATGTTTTTAAAAATGCACCAGGATACAGGGGGTATTATATCGCATTGTATAATAGATATTTTAACAGTGATGAAATAACTAAAATGTTACAATCTTCAATGTATCGCAATCCTAGCATTGAAGCATACAGACATCGTATTTGCAATATGATGAATAAAAAATCCGACCCTACTGCTTTACCGGAATTAGATAAAATTTTTCAATTAATTGATTTAGCACATATAAGCCGATTAGCAACTACGGAAGACAGAATCAACTTAGCATTTGAGGTGTGTAAATTAATATTCAGAAACTTACCAGATGAAGAACCGGAATCTCCACAGCCTGCACCGAATGAAACTAACGATAAAACATCTGAAACTGGACTAGAAGGGTCAGATACCGATGATGATGACGAAGATGATGAGTCAATTGATTCTAAAATCGGAGGACAAGATGCGAATAATCAAACATTACCTTCGTTACCAATGCCACCTGAAAACGATAAAGCCATAAACGATAAAGGTGATACATCTGATTTTAATAAAAATGAATTAAAACGTATAATTAAAGATTTACAAAAACAAGAAGACTTTGTAATAGGACAACCAGAAAAGAAAAAAGTAACCATTTATCAAAAAATGGTTTTGGATTCAATTGAACAATCTGGAATGGTATTGGAGCAAGTAGGCGAGGGGTTTTTTGGGAATAAAATTGACTGTATTGTTGTCAGAAATATGACCAAAGAATTGATATTTTCTGATAGATTTCCTATGACTGGATATGTCTTTAATGGTGAAGTAAATCCTTTAATTGAAAAAGCCGTAAATGATGGAGTGTCAATGGGTTCAAAATTGGGAAAGAAATTGATATTTCGAGATGAAGTAGCCATGTCCAAGCACATGAGACAAAGTGTGGGAAGAATAGATAAGAGGTTGATTGCCGAGTTGGGATATAATAATGAGCGAGTATTTTGTTATACTACATCAGAAAAATATAACGACACGTTTATTCATATAACAGTTGACGCAAGTTCTAGTATGTCCTATGGAACAAAATGGGAAGAAACATTGAAAACGGTAGTAGCAATTTGTAAAGCGGGGTCAATGTTGAATAATATCAGGATTACAGTCAGTTTTAGGACTACAATTGTAACAAACAGTTCCATAACAAACACTACCACAATTCCTTATGTAGTGTTTGCTTATGATAGTGCTAAAGATAAATTTTCTAAAGTATCCACATTGTTCAAGTATTTGGTTCCAAATGGGATGACACCGGAAGGACTTGCGTTTGAAGCGGTTATGAAAGTATGTAAAGAGCAACAATTTAATTGCAATTCGTTTTTTGTTAACTTGAGTGATGGTATGCCATTTTTACAGATGAAAGATAAAAAGACCAAGGATAAAGTTGACACTTTTTATGTGGGAGAAAAAGCTGTCAATCACACTAAAACTCAAGTGGCTAAGATTAGAGAACGTAATTATGAAATTTTGAGCTATTACATATCAGAGTTTAAAAATGGTGAGGAATTGACACCAATTGAAATTAGTAATAGAACCAATTTTAGAGTAATGTATGGTCAAAACGCAAAGTTTATTGATATAGATAACGTTAATTGTGTGGCAAAAACGCTCAATGATGTGTTGTTAAAGAAAGAATAAAAAATGTCTTGACTTGAGACACTCCATAATCTATAATAATAGGCGAAAGGTTTAATTATGAATATTAAAAACAAAACTGGAAGAAAAAACAAAACTAACTTAACTATTACATGGCCCTCATCTGCATTCTTTACTATTAAGGATTTATTCTCAATCAATCCAAATTTCGTTGAAATCACAATGCGTGTTCGAGTAAAAAATGAAATCGAGCAAGGAAAAGTGAAAGAAATTGGAGTCCGTCAAAACGGCAAAGGTCGCCCCGAAAACATATACGTCCTCTCACCTGTTACTTCTACAACAATTGATAAAGCAAAAGATGCAGGCATCAATCTTCATAGTGAATATTTAAACACTAAACTTACTGATATTAAGAGCATTTCACAATCAAATACTCAATCAAATCAAACAGTTTCTACACACGCTGCAACCGCAAGCGTTTAATTATTATAATATTGACACAAAACTCCACATGTGATATACTCCATGTGGAGTTTTTTTATGAATAAAATTTTAGTTTACTTAATCAAGAATAATAAAAAATATGCAGTATTGTTCAACGATAATGATTCATTGTTGAATCTTGATGATTTGCTTAATATTGAAGAAGTTCAATATATTGATGATGGTAGAATTTCCACACCTGAAAAAATTGGGGAACGATGGGAAATTAAAAGTGCCGAGGTTAAAAAAATAGATAAAAATCGAAACACTTTAAAAATGACCGTTGAAATTGACTGCAAACTTTTACTAAGAAAGACCCCATTGACATGAAACGTATAATTAAGTGGATTTTTTATACCATCTTAATTGTTGGTATGGTCACATTGAACGCATTTATACCTGAAACAACTGCTGCGTCAGTATTCATATGTGTTTGTTATATTTTGTTCTTGCATCGAAAATTGATTTATCTACATAAGGAAACCCAATTAAATGTCGAGTTTATAGAAAAACAGCAGAAGGATATAAAACAGCTTGGCGATAATCAAGCGAACTTATTGAAATTTGCAAATGAATTGAGAATGCGATTAAATAAATTATCGTCTGCTAAAATTAAAGAAAATAAAGCAGTTGATTCCAATCAGGAAAACTGATACAATTTGATTATGAGTAATCAGATGACAGAAAAGCTCAAATCTTTATTTGACCATCTTAATCAAATTAGGATGGATAAATCACCTGATTATTATGATAATTTAACGGATGTAGAGAAAAAGGGATTTAATCAATACGTAATCTTAATGGGATTAAGTATGGATAAATCGTGTATTGAAGAAGTTTCTTTATTATCCAAATACCTCAATATTATACCCGATAGACAGTTTTACAAGGTATGTTGTGATTTGATTCCGACAACTAAAAAGTTTAGTAAGTGGATAAAAAATACAACGGATAAAGCAAATTCTGAGTTAGTTGAATATATTGCTAAATATTTTGAGGTCGGTATCACAGATGCTAAAAACTATTGCAATCGAATGATTGAAACTGGTAACGAAAATGAAATAGTTTCAATATTGGAGAAATATGGTTTGACTGAAAAAGAAATTAAAGGATTATTGAAATGAACGCCACCAAAGTAATAGGAGTGACTGGATTAGCCAGAACAGGAAAAAATTTGTTTTGTGACATTGTAACGAAGCAATTAAAAGAGAAGCATAATATGCGAGCAAAAACATATGCTTTGGCATATGAATTGAAGAAAGATTGTGCGGATTTTGTAAATACTAAATTGGGATTGGATGTTTTTAGTGAGAAAACCGAAGACAAGAATATTTTTCGTGATTTATTGGTGTGGTATGGAGCAACTAAAAGAAAGCAAACCCAAGGCAGATACTGGATTGAGTTGTTAGAAAAAAGAATTACAAATGAATTAGAAGTAGAAAACAGCTTGTTGGGCGAACCAGTGGACGTAGTTATTATTTCGGATATTCGATTTGCCGAATATGAAAAAGATGAAGTTTTTTGGTTAAAAAATGAATTAAAAGGTAGCTTGGTTCATATTAGTAAATTCACTTACGGATTCCCCACGGATGGTAGACATGTAAGGGTTATAAATGATAAAACTAAGAAAATTTTCGTTGACCCACCAAATATATCCGAGGCCACTAATGACCCTAAAATCAAAGCATTTGCAGATTATAAGTTGGAATGGGAAGACGTTGGTAAGGTAAATTTAATAAATGATGTTTATTTAAATCAACAAGTGGAGCAAGCATTGAAAGTTATCTTGAAATAACAGCAATAACTTGTCCATTTCGTTTAAATTCCACAACATTGTCTCGAATTGAATTGAAAATTGCATGTTTGTTTGCCATAGCGATAGACACTGCAACGGAATAACAATTTTCACATTCCACTTGTTTCAATCCCCTATCGGAAGGTTTACATATGCATATAGCAGCATATTCATTGACACATGCTGTCAATCTGCCTGCCATAGCACCTAAACCGTTTCCGTTTAGAAAATTGGACATTTCTGTGAAATTGTTTATAATCATATCATCTTCACTAATAAATAGTAAATTACTAGCGATAATATGCAAATTATTGGAATTACGCTAATGTTTGATAATATTAATCCAGATATGATAGATAACCAAACATTTAAACAAATTGGACAGCATACTAATTTAACGAAAAAATTTGTATGATTAAATAATATGTAATTTTTATATTCCAATGTAACATCGTTCTTTTTGGCTTTTAAATATGCTTTAATTTTGAATATGTCAAAAGGGATATATTGAAGATATTCAACAAATGCATCTGTGTTGAACCATATTAGCAAAATCAACGATTGTAAGAATATAAAATTTTCCATGTCTCTATAATAAATATATATTGACACCTATATTTTTATATGGCACAATATTGTTATAATACGTAAATTATGAATAGAACTGATATAATTGCTGAATTCTTAAATAAGATAAGAGAATCTGAGGGGAACATTCCTAAATTCTGCCACAACTTAAATGCGCCTGACAATAAGGTTTACTATTCTGGTGCGTATTTTGATGATAATGAATTAATTGCGGCAATTGACACCCTTTTATTTGGAAAATGGTCGTCATCGGGTGAAGTATGCGCTCGCTTTGAAAAGGAATTTAGTAATGCAATTAATCAAAAATACTCATTTTTTACAAATAGTGGAAGTTCTGCAAATTTATTGTTAATTGCCGCTTGTAAAGAATATTTTAAATGGCAAGACGGTGATGAAATTGTAGTATCTACGGTAGGATTTCCAACGACAACATCAGCAATTGTCCAGAACGGACTAAAGCCCCTATTTGTTGATATTGAATGGAACACTTTAAATTTCGATTTAGAACAACTTGAGCGCAAAGTTTACGGTGAAATGGTTCAATCCGCACCTAATCATAATGTTCGTGCGATATTTCTTTCCCCAGTATTAGGCAACCCTCCTAATATAGATAGATTGATTAAATTTTGTAACGATAATGAAATTGTGTTGTTGTTAGATAATTGTGATAGTTTGGGAAGTAAATGGAAAGGTAAATACTTAAATGAATGGGCAGTTGCATCATCTTGCTCATTTTATCCAGCACATGAAATTACTACACTTGAAGGTGGAATGGTTTCATCGAATATAGAAGAAATTGTTCAACTCGCCAGAAGTTATGCGACATGGGGTAGAGATTGTTGGTGTGTTGGAACTTGCAACTTGCTCCCAAACGGCTCATGTGGTAAAAGATTCTCTAATTGGTTAACAGATTTTCCAGATACTATTATTGAC